GAAGTAAGAGTCTCACCATCAAGAAATCTATATGTTGCACCAGCAGTAGAAGTATTACCAGAGAGTGTTGCAGTCGTAGTTGCAGTGCTAATATATTTTACATAAAGAGATGGTTCATCAGTTGTTGTTGCATCTGAAAATCCAACAACTCTTGCAGAGACACCAGAAGTTCCACCAGTAACAATAGTGTCAACAAACTCAGAAAGGTTTGCTGTTGTTGTTTGTAATTTTACTGCATAGTATCTAATATCAAATGATATCTGGCCAGGGATAACCATAGAACCTTCTTTGAAAAAATGTCTTCCATGTTTTTCAACTTGATTTTGAAGAATAGATTGTAGAGTTGTTAATTCCCTCGCTTGAACGGCAAAGCCTGGACGAAAGAGTACCCTATGAAATTTATCATTTGGGTCAAAGTCATCATAATATGGTGATACGTTTAAATCAGTTTTTTGCATTGTTTAGAATTCCACTACTACTTTAATATCCTCTGTTTGGTCTGAGGCTCTTGATATTGCTCGTCTGTTTTCAACATAGATAATCTCACCAGTATCTCTTGAAAGTTCTGGATTTGCGTACCCACTTGCAAATACAACTCCGTTAGTTGTACCAGTAGTATTGACTGGGGTAAAAGCTGCACCAGAGGTTGCACCAGTTACAGCGTTTAGTCCAGAAAATAATGTTAAATTACCAACAGTATCTAAACCATATGTGCTATATTTTTCTTGAACATAATAAAGTATTCTATTTGTTGCATCCCACTCCACAACTCTACCTTGAGCACCAGTTGTTGCTTGTGTAATTTTTTCATCTACTTGATATGCACCAGAACCACCAGATGCCATAAGTATTGCGTTTGTTGTTCTCGCAGTTGAAAGTGAAGAAACCGAACTTGTTGCAGAGTCTATTGGATTTTTAACAATACCAACTCGTCTAAAATCATTTACTTGCACTGCGTCTGCATCAGTAGGTTCAAACTTTGATTGCAACATTACAAAGTGTCCACCTAATTCTTCTATATCATCTTGACCATGACCATCTGGAGGGTCAATAATTGCTTTGATTGTTCCAGCAGTTGCACTATCCCATGTGCTTTTTGGTGTACCAGTAATAAGTGTTGATGCACTTGCATCAGTATAAATGTTTGTACTAGCGAGGTCAAAGGTTGCAAAAGAGTATCCAGTTCCATTATCTTCCATTGATGAGTTAGAAGTAGTTGAACCAAACTCTTGTATTGAATTACCAGATACTACTATCTTTGCAATACCATTAGAACCATCTCCCCTAAGTTTAGTGTAAAATGTTCCATCTGGATATCCAGACCCACTAGATGTTACCATGAATACCCACACACCTCTATCTGCGTGTCTATTTGCATTTACTATAACAGGCATAAAATCAGTTGTCAAGTAGTTAACAACATCTGATGTAGACATAGTATACATAAATTTTAAATAGTAAGTACCAGTGCTATTCCAGAAAGGTTGACTTATTGTACTCGTAGGTTCAGTTCCACCTATATTACTAGCACCAGTTTGTAGTTGGTCACCATTATAAAGAACTTTATAAACATTATGTGTAGATGTTTTAAAATAATATGTTGAGTCAAACAGATTTGTTGCACCACTTGAACTTGTTGTCTTAGTTGTTCCATAGTTTCCAGTGGACACTCCACCTACATCATGTCTGTACATATCAAACGCAGATGTCGCTGACCAATCTCTACGAGGTACAACAAATGATTTTGAAGAGATTAGTTTTGCAGCCAGCATATCATCCCAATAATATGACTCTGGTGCAACACTATCTACTGGTGTTGGGGGATTACTGTCTGAGGTCGCACCCTCTGAAGTCCAAGGTTGAGATTTACCTACGAACATATAGTATTTACTAGACGCAATGTCAGCAGAAAATGCATCTGCGTTTGACTGTCTAAATTTTTCTGTGATTATTGCTGCCATGTTTTTTTCCTATAATCTTATTTATTCATTCTTTTAAGATGCAGTTGTAAAACTAAGAGTGCATTGAAAATCTGTTGTTCCGTGAGTACAGTTAGATGCAGTTATATTATCAGATGTCGCATTATCAATACACTCAGTTATCTTAGCAGTTGCTGCGTTATCAAGTATAATGCAATGTAAGAATGATGAAGCTGCAAAATTTATATGATTTCCTTTAGCATTTCCAATAAATGCACCAACTGCTCCATCACCACTATCTGCTGTGGGTACAAAAGGTATTTGTTGTATTTGTATGTCTCCAGACGCACCAGTTACATTAATATTTGTAAATTTAAAATGAAGATGCACTTGTCTACCGATTTTAGTATACTGACCATTTCCTTGTGTTGCTCCTGCTGATGGTGGAGTTCCAAAGCTGCACAGAGGTGTGAAAGTGCCCTCTTCATAGTCATGTAATATTTCTGAGGTATTAGTAACTCCAGTTACACTAGAACTTGCGTCAGCAGCGAAACTTATACCATGACCAGATGCAAATACTAAATCCCCATCTGTAAGAGTTAATCCATTTGCGATTGATGGACTATTTTCAATCTTTGCACCAGTTACAGCATCATCAGCAATCTTTGCAGTTGTAATAGAACCATCTGCAACATCAGCTGCGACAACAGCACCAGCAGGAATTTTTGCAGAAGTTACTGCATCTGCAGCTATCTTTGCAGTTGTTACAGAGTTACTTGCGAGAGCGTTTGCTCCTAATGTATCAATAGCCATCGACTACTCCTTATGAAATTGTTACTCCGTATTGTCCAACAACAACCCATTTTGCACCAGTATAAAGTAATACAACACCTTCACCGATTGCATCAAAAACGATTGATGAACCTACTCCACCTAAGTTACCATCAGTTGTATCTAATGTAGCTGCGTTTCCAGCAGTATGCATAGAAATAATTTTTACTTGTCCTGCTGTTCCAGCTGCAAGTGTCAAGTCAGAAGTTCCACCAGATGTGTTTAGTAATGTAACTAATGTATCTAAAGAAATCGCATCTTTTCCAGCACCATCACCAGATACAGTTTCGGTTTCACCAAGAGTTCTTGCACCACTTAATAATACATCTGGAGCAGTTCTTGCATTACCAGCATTACTTGCTTTTGGTAACATAAAGAAACCACTATCAGATGCAGAGTGAGGTTGTGACATTAGAGTTTGACCATGAGTATTTTGTTCACAGTTCAGTCTAATCGCACCTTGGTTATTTGCACCACCAGTTGAACGAATTGCAACATGACCAGTTCCTTTTGGAAGTAATGCAAGGTCAACATTGGTTTCACCAGATGCACCGATAATCGGAGCAGTTGATGTACCAGCAGAAGCTGCACCACCAGTAGCAGCGTTGGTAATTTCAATTTCGTTTACTGCACTTGCAGTTGTTTGGAAAATGATTTGTTCAGCACCATTTGCGTCTGCAATAAAACCAGCGTCTGCAATCTTAGGTGCAGTTAAAGTTTTATTTGTAAGTGTTTCTGTTGCAGTAAGAAGAGATACAGTACCACCAGCATCTGGTAATACAATTGTTCTATCCGCTGTGGGGTCTGTCGCTTGAATGGTAGTTTCAAAATCATTAGCAGTTGCACCCTCAAATACAAGAGTAAAGTTACCACCTATCGCTCCAGTGACAGTTGCTCCAGTACCAATTGTTGGTGAAGTTAAAGTTTTATTTGTTAATGTCTGAGTTGCAGTATTTAATGTTACTGTATCAGAAGTTAGGGCAGTACCATTATTAATAGCACTATTTGCAACACCATTTATTTTTGCAAACAAATCCTCAAAGTTTTCATTAATCTTGTCACCACCAGTTCTGAGGTCATCACCAGTACCATCATTAGCGGAAGAACCAAGACCAAGTTTTTGATATGCCATGTTAGTTATCTCCTATGTAATTCTTTCATTTATTTATGTAGGTTACGCACCTATATCAAAAGTTTTAGTAGTACTATCAAAATTAAAGTTCGATGAACTGAATCTCTCAAATACTAGTGGATTATGTGAAGTATCAAACTTATTTATACTACTGTCAAATGATGTTGTTGTATCACTAAAGTCTATATTATATAATCCAGCAACATCTCTTGGAACTGATACACCACCAGAACCATCAAACTTGATAGACGAACTATCAAACTTTAAGGATGCACTACTAAAGTTTGTAGTCAGAACAGACTCATCAAATGTTTCTGTACTACTGTCAAAAGTAATAAAGTTATTGTCAAATGCGTTTGCTCTTGCAGTTCCAGATATTTGTATCTCGCCTGGGGGTGGAACATTAATAGATGTATTAAAAGCTGCGTCTGGTATTTTACCAGTTCCATCATCTACTTGGTTAATACGAATATTTGCAAATTGTCCGATAGTAAATGATTGGTCATTAATATCATCTAGGTTTCGTGTTCTTATCAAGCCAGGATAGTTTGGTATTGATTCAGATGTTGTTGCACCGATACTAAATGCATACTTTGGAAGTAGGTCTAATGTTGACCCTTGTGCAGAAGGTGTCCTCGCAACTCCAACAAATATAGTATTAATTCTTTCTAATGTTAAATCACGATTAGTGTTTGGAAAACTTGTTAAATCATCTGAACCAACTTGTGGTGTTGCCTTGAGCGAAGTTCCATCATCAATTGTTCCAAGTCTACGTCCAAATACAGTTGAGAATATACCCTTTAGTTCAGATGCAAGTTCTGGTGTAAATGATTCTACAGTTTGTGGACTTATTCTTGCGTTATTGATTGGTCTACCTACAATATCAACTTGTCCAAAGACCGCCCAACCAGCAGGATGGACTGTTGATTTAATTGCATCTCTCCACAAATTAATTGACTCACCTACACGAACAACATAAGAATAGTCTTGATAATAAAAACTATCTTGGACTCTTATGTTAACATCTGATACTTGACCAGCAGACGTTAAAAAATTACCAGCAGTTTTTGCAATCTGACCTACTTGTCCAGTAGCATCTGCAACTGATATGTTTGCAACTGTTCCAGATTTAGAACCACCAACTGTAATAGTATCATTTACCTCTAAATTTGCAGTGGTGTTAATAGAGATTAATTGTCTTGAGGAGTCAAATGCAGTAACACTACCACTTAATGTTTCTTCCGTCAAGAGTAAACCAGTTCCAGTTGCACTTTCTAAATCTATTCTACCAGTGTCATCCTCTAAAGAAATTTCTTGAGCGTTTGGTATTTCAATTGTATCACCAGAACCAAATGTACCAGTTATGTCTTTTATTATTGCGTGTCTAAGAGGAGTAATTATTGGTGCAGTAGAATATTCTATACCTTGGTTTATAAACTCTATAGAATTAATCGCACCGATACCAGAGTTAGAAGCTGCAAGTAACTTTGCACCAGAACCATTTGCAGTTGTTATACCAGTCACTACTGGGAGTTTAGAGTAACCAGCACCTCTTGAAATCATTCTCACATCAGTAATCTCACCAGCTTCAGATGCAACACTTAGGTTTGCAAAGGTGCCTGTTTCCAGAACAATCTTTACACCCTCATAATTATCATTATAAAATGGTTGACTTGTTTCCTCTAGAGTGATATGGTCATCTTCCTCCATACCATATTCCTCTACACTTCCAATCTCTGGTGCAATACCACCACCAACAACTGAAACTTCAGCGGCCGCACCAGTTCCATCTGTGTTTGAATTATCTAAAGTTAGGTTATCTCCTACTTTATAATTTTGTCCAGCATCATCAATAACAATTTCATCAACCAATCCTCTTGATACAGTTTGAACTTTTGCAGTTGCTGTTTGACTACCAGTTGCAGATATATTAACAATCTGGTCAGCGGTATAATATGCACCACCACTTAAAACAGTTGTACCAATAATAATACTATATGGTTGAAATGAAACTGTTTGGTCTGTTACAGTAGATATTCCGAAAACATTTTCATTTTCTATAAAAGTACCAGTTATAGTAGATGGGTCTAATTCTAATTCGACAACATCTTTTTGTGACTCTCTAAATGAAACAGAGGATACCACAATTGCAGTTGCACCAGATGTTTGACCAGTTATTGTTTGTCCTACTAATTCTGACGCACTACCATTAACTGGTTTTGCTCTCATTATATCTCTTACACTCCATCGACCATCAGATACACGCAACATTTGGTCTGTTGGATATTCAATAATAGGTTCTTCATTTAGAAGTAATCTAAAGAATAATTCATGTCCTTTTCTTGTTCCTTTTGAAATATAAAGGTCACGAACATTTTTAATAAGTTTTCTTTTGTCTACTCCATCTGCAAGATTATCTACAACACCCTCTAAAAATGCATCTCTAAAATTATCTAAGAATTTAAATATAGTTGAGTCTACATTTGAATAATTAAGAAGTTGTTGAATGGATGAAACTGGGTTTGGTCTATATGTTAAAATAGTACCAGAGGACTCAGTTCTATTACTAGAAACATTCTCACCTAATATAAATTGATTTTGAGAGGTTACAAATAACCTTTTATTATCATCCACATCATCAACTAGAACAGTTGCAGTTGCACCAGAAGTTTGTCCAGTAAGTATTTCTCCAACTTCAAATTTAACAGTAGAACCCAATTCTTTCTCAAGAACTATTTGGTCACCATTTTCATCTAAAAGAAAATTTACTGATTGTGTTTCTTGTCTGACATAACTATTAACTTCACTAAAAGTAATCTCTGCACTTTCAAGAAATTGATAATATGCTTTTACAAATTTGGAAAATAGTGGATGGTCTGCTTGAATAAATTCAGGCAGTTGTGCATCAATGTGTGTAGAAACTTTATTGTTTAGTACATTACCACCATCTAACATTTTTAATATCCACTAGAACTACTTGAACTACTACTTGAACTTGTTGACGTAGAGGATGTTGATGTTGAACTAACTGTGTTTGTCGCACCAGTATATGAACTTGTTGTAGCGACTCCTACTCCAGCACCAGAACTTCCAGTTGCGACTGTATCAACATTTGCACTTATTGTTGAGTTAGTTAAATCAATTTCAAGAACTTGATTACGAACTGCAATTATATCATTTGACTCTGGAGTAACAATTAATCTGACTTGTGTTGAAGTTGCACCATCTACATTTGAAATACTTGTTATGTTTAAACTATTAAGAGTTATGAGTCCATTTTTATAATCTATTGTTCCTTGAGTGTTATTTACATATGTTTTTGTTGTACCATCTGAGATGTAGAACAATCTTGCATTACCATTACCATCATCATTTAAAAACATCTCATTAGTATTACCAGAGATAAAGAAACCAGTGGACTCTAAGATACCACCAAGTTCTTTATTATGTCCAGCGTGTGGATTATGTAATGCATTATTAAATGGTATAGTATATTTAACAGATGTATTTAATGTTGGGGTAAAATCTTTAGTTAACTGTATTGTAGTGATATTAGATGTTATTGCAACATCCGTGTCATCAATTAGTTTTGTAAATTGTGAGTGTCTATACGCACTATCAAATCGTGTCAAACTATCGGTGTTAAAGTTATTTAAAGTTGTGTTAACATTAGATACTAAAGTTTCTTGTGTCTTTGTAGTGTTCTTTGAATTGTATGTAAATGTAACACTCAATCTAAGTTTAGTATATTCTGGGTCAACAATTACTGGAGTAATAGATGCAATAGTGTAAGTATTTTTTAAGTCAGATACAATTTTATTTTTTGCAGATGCAGTAATTGTTCCTGCTGTTGGAACAATTGAAATATAAACTCGTCCATATACTGGAACATCATTATCTTCACCACCATATACTTGAACAGATTTTGTATTTGCATATACTTTAGGTATAATAGTTTTAAAATCATTTATTGTAACTGCACGACCTTGAGCTGCAAAATCTAGAGGTGCGTTAAATTTAATTGACTGAATACTTTCTGGTTCTGCACCACCAGACGCATTTGAAATTGTTGCAGTTGTAATATCGGTAATCGTGGATATTGTTGCAGATGTAGAAAAAGAACTTGCACCATTAGCATCAGTTTTATTTGTAACTACATATCTCATTCTAACAACATTACCATCAGATAATGCCTTACCTATGATACCATCACCGAAGTAAACTTCAAACTTACCATCTGCACTTTCTTGTAAAAAATATACGTTAGATGTTGAGTCTGTTTGAGTTGTGTCTAACGCAAGAGTAAAAGTTGTAGAGTCTGTTGATGATGCAGTATCAAATACATCTACTGTAAGTGTTGTAGTATCTGCACGACTGTCATTTAGTATAAACTTTTGGTCTACATTACTATTATCTACAGTATAACGATTTGAAACGTATGTACCCTCATGTATAGGAATGTTGTCAAAAGTAATTACTCCGTTCACTTTATTTTGGGTGTGTTCGGATACTGTAACAAACTGATAATTTATATCATCTATCTGTGTTGTAAAAATTGTTCCAACTGGAATAACCGCTGTATTAATTGCAGTAGGATTATTAAGAGTGATTCTTACATTTGCAATAGGTGCTCTTGCAGAGTTTGGGATATAACCTAGTGTCTTTGCATGAGATACAACTGAAGAACGAACAGATGCAGTATCAAGAAAAGCTTCATTTGCAACCATATTCATATTCATTCCTAGATAATGTGTATTATATGCAAGAACATCTAATAGTGCATTTATACCAGAACCTTCAAAGTCATAGTCTGTAAACTCTGATTGGTTTCTCATAAATGTTTTAAGGTTTGTTTTGATATCATCAAAATCTAAATCTGAAACGTCTAGTCTTTTATCTGTGGTTGCCATTATCGTAATCTCTCTAACGTAAATGATAAATCAACAAGTTCCGCTGGTGCGTTTTGAAGGTAAAATTCTACAGTAACTTCATATTGATTATTATCAAATCTTGGTAATACCTCCACACCAGCAAGTATAGCTCTTGGTTCAAAATTAACAATTACATCTTGTATCTTTTGAGAAAGAACATTTGCAGTAAATGGTGTCATGTTTTCAAATAACAAATCACGAATACCAGAACCTATTTCTGGATGAAAAGGTTTTTCGTAGAAACCATATTGAACCAAGTTACGCACACTTCTTTTTACTGCGGCTGCATCAGTCAAAGTATTAATCTGTTTGGTAACTGGATGAATACCAAAGTTAAGATTTAAATCTTTATAGATACGAGCAGAACGAGGAGAGTCATTTGTTCTTTGTGCATCTCTGTATGCTGGTTGTACTGCCATGTTATACCTCTCTGTTTATTTATACTACTTGACCTCCACCACTGCCGCCGGTGGGTTCAACATAACCTACATTAAAACGTGTATTGTTATTGAGTGCAAGACATGATGCTCTTTCACCTACATATCTGTCTCTCACACCTTTTTGTATTCTACCAGAACTACTTCTAAAACGATGAAGTTGTGGTGTTGTTCCAGTAACTTTTCCTTTACTATTATAAATCAAAACTTTTCCACCTTGTCTACCACCTTCTGTTGGTATGTAATTTTGAAATCCCCACCATTTACTCTGTCTATCTTTCTTAACAAATATTGCTTCTTTGTTTTCTCTACCTCTTTGGTCATAAATCGCATTAATAAGGTCTTCATCTGTAACTGTGTCTTTATCTTTTCCAGTTGCTTTAAATGCATCAATTATAGTGCTTGTGTTTGCACCATGTTGAACTGCTGTACTCCAGACTGCATCTTGTATACCATCACTATGAGTTCCATCACAAATATCGATTCCAGAAAATTCAAAAAACTTTGCAACTGCTCTATCGTAATATACAGTTTGAATATAATCGTGTTGACATTGTTTAAATCTATCACTATCTCTTTTTGCAAGTTCTTTCCACTTATTATAAAAACCACCACCAGCTCCTCGCAAGGCTGAAGAAAAACCACCAGCTGCTTGTAACTCATCATGAATATCAGAAAATCCATTTTCTTTTACCGAACAAAATGTAAGGAAAGGTTTCATCGCTTCATTCTTTGTTGCAATTTGATATAGTCCATATGACCAACCACCTAAGTCATCTTGAGCTGCACTATCATTTGTTGCAGATGGGTCACCATTTGATTCCCATCTTTCAGATACTTGACCAAGAGTTTTTCTTTTACAATTGCCTGGGGGGTTTTGGGCTGCAAGTAGTTGACCACCATTTCCAGGCTGACTTGCTCCAGTTGTAATTGCACCCTCTGCTCTAGTTTTTTGAGGTGATACTCTTCCTCCAGAACCAACTGAACCAGAACCATTACCTCTAGGTGGTTCTGCATCTTCATCATCTTGGTCACCACCAACTGTTCCAGACTTAGGTTCTGAAATCGCAATTATTGGTTCTATAACTTCAATCAAATCCGTTTCCGTAACTTCTGTTGGGTCAGTAACAGAAGCAGAACCAGGCGATACTATACTTGGACTTGTACCATGTCCAGCCGCCCCAAGTGATGTATCTGCAACATTAGTAGAGGATTGTGGTGCATCTAACGTAAAATTACTTGCATCAATATCTACAGTAGTACCATTAACAGTTACAGTTGTACCTCTTATATTAGATGCAGTTGAACCATTAATCGTTGTGGTTGCAGAAGTTATTGTTGCGACTGTGGATGCATCAACATCAAAAGCTGATGTATCAATATCAAGAGTTGTACCAACACGAATAGTAGATGACTCTGTAATGTTTTGTTCATATGTTTCTTTTAGGAATTCTTGTACCTTTGCACTATAGTTTCGTGTAATATCAGATTTGATATGTTCTGAGAACTTACCATCTTCTTTACCATATCGTAAATCTATATCACCATGAATACTTTGCGTATATGATGAATTAAATGTTTCAAATACTTCACCAGTTACATCAACTGTTTTGTTACCTTTTACAAGAGTAGATTTATTTTGTTCAACCTCTTCCGTATAGTCCTCTGATACCTCTAAATTAAGTTTACGACATTTGATGTTTAGAGTTCCCTCTGTTGTTATATTCAAATGTCCGTTAACAAAAGTAAAACTACTTCCATTTACTAATTGATAATTGTCACCCACGACTTTTTCAATCTTATCCCCACTAGCTGCAATTTCATTAAATGTTCCAGATGCATGATAATGGTGAACCCTTTGGTGTCTTGGTGAGTCATCATATTCTATAATATGTCCAGATTCAGATTCAAAAACATGGTTTTTCGGATACTGTGCATTATATGATGTTATAGGTTCGTTGTATTGTTCACCATCCGCTTTCTCTATGTTTTTTATTACCTTTGCCTTTTTAGATGCGACAACTGTTTGGTCTAAATCAAAATTTCTTGCAAGACGATTTGTATCTGGTTGTCCAGTTTCTCTTGGATAAACAGAAGTATTATATCCCTCTTTAGTTGGGTCATTGTTTCTGCGATTGGGGTCATAAAAACCTTTGTTTGGGTCACCTAGTTCTTCTGGAACACCAGGCAGAGAACCAAGTATAGTTGGTTCTTGCAACATCTCTGGGTCACGAAAGAAACCTACAACCCAAGTTCCCTCAACTAAGAACCCAGGCGTATGACCCATACCATTCATAGATGGTGTGTGAACTGTTTGTAATACCCACGCCCAAGGTAAATCTTCCGTGGGTATTTTTGTTTTGTCATCTGTGTGGTAACCGACACAACGAACACGAACACGGCCTAGTTTTGTTGGGTCATTTCTGTCCTCAACAACTCCAGTAAACCATACGAATCCGTCTTGTCCTTGAAAGTGATTTGTCATGCGTATATTTAGTTCGCATATAAAAAAAGAGGAAACCGAAGTTTCCTCTTGAGTCCTCGTTTTATCATGTTCAAGTTTCGGACACCCACTCTTGACTATACTTATAGTATATACTGATTCGTTTTACTTGTCAAGAAAAATTATTTCCAAATCTCCCTTAATTTCATAGCACTATCTTTAATTAAGTTTGTGTACTTTATATCATATCCAGTTCCTGCTGTCAAGGATTCTTTTGTAACTAAATGTTTATGCATATGCGTAAGAGTATCTAATTTATTCAAAAGAGTTTTACACATTTGGTCAAACTCTCCATCATCTATTAAAGAAATATTCTTTTCATAATAAAGATATGAGAACATCAGATAATATGGTATTAACATATTTTCATTTTGTTCCCATATTCTAGGCATTAAAATATTCTCCTAATTGTTGAATCAAAAACCACCAAGTATATTCCTTGGAATTTTCTACACCGAATATCCACAAAGTGTCCATCCAACCAAATGCGAATACAGCAATAAAGATGTATCCGATTATTTCACCAAACCAAGAATTCATTACGCATCCAACTCAACTGTAGTGATAGAAACTAATTCATCAGCGGAATGACCAGCTTTCTCATAACTTGCGATTGCATTTGCCTCTGACTCTTTTGCAGAGTCACCCTCACTACCAGCGAAACTAGAACTCACAATAAACTTGTCACCATCTTTAGTGGTCACAAAATGTTCAATTGATGTTGCGAAAAATGTATCTGTCATATTCTCTCTCTTTCTTTATTGTTACGAATCACTATACCATGTTCTGAGAACAGAGTCAAGTCATAAAACTCTATTCCATAAAATAACATCATTATCTGCAAGAATTATCCGACAAACTCTTTCTCTGTCTACGGAGTCACCACCACCCCAAGTATAATCTTTTGTTTGAGAAGTAATATACTTTTGAGTAGCATTTATAATCATATCATTAGTCAAACCCTTGATAGGATAGATACCATTCTTTTCGTTATAGAATGAATCAACGTATGCAACAAAATCAACAAGTATACTTGTAATTTTTTCTACGTTATCTACTCCTAACATCATTGCGTGTATTTTTTCCATTATGCAGCCTCCACTATTTCATATTGTTTATTCCACTTACCAACATTAATATGCACATAGTATGCAATATCAAAATAGTCGGTCATGATATCTGAATTATTGTACCATTCTTTTCCACCATTCTTAGCAGGAGCAGTTTTTGCGATAACATGAATCTTGTCTAAGATTTCTGCATTTTCTTTTCCGTAGAAATTCTCAAGGTGAAACTGATTGATTTGATGATGACCATCATTCAAAGTACCAGTTTTTGTTTCATGTGCATATCGGTCAAAGTATTCGAAGTCTTTGAAGGCAGGGCCTTTCATCAACGAAATAGTGACAGACGAATGATGGTCACGCACAACCGAAAATTTGTATTGGGGTAACTCTTTCTTGAGTTCGTTTCGAATGTGTTTTACATCTTCTGCTGAAATAAATGCCATGTTTTTAGTTCCTTTCTCTTGATTACATATATACTATACTATGTTCTGATAACAGAGTCAAGTAAAAAAACACAAAAAAAGTAAAAAAAGAATCCTTATAAATCAATCACTTAGAGGAATATAAATAAAAAATGTTAACACTAACCGATAGTGCTAAGGAATATTTAACGAAAACTACCGAATCAGAGAGGAAACGATTCGCATACCTCACAGTTTTAGGTGGGGGGTGTTCTGGTTTTCAATACAAATGGGATATGATTGACGAAAAGAAAGACGGAATAGTCGTTGATGATATACTGATTGTCGATAAGATTGCAGAAATGTTTATCCTTGGTTGTACTGTTGATTATGTTAGAGAATTTGGTGGGTCTTATCTAAAGGTAATCAATCCTAATGCAAAGGCTCAGTGTGGATGTGGAGAAAGTTTTGCAATTTAAAATATTATCAAGACAAGCTTGTGTCTTTTGCACAAGAGCAAAAATGTTATTAAATAAACATGATATTCCTTTTGAGGAAAAACTTGTAACCGACCAGACAGAAATGGATTGGTTACGCAGACAAGGGTTTA